GTTCAATATGCCGAACATTAGCGGTTCTACCTTCCTTGGTGGTCATGCTTACTACAACCCAACCGGACTGTAATAGGGAGTAAGAAATGGCTATTTCACGCGCACAACTATTGAAAGAGCTTCTCCCCGGCTTGAACGCACTGTTCGGTTTGGAGTATGCGAAGTATGGCGAAGAGCACAAAGAGATCTACGAAACCGAGACCTCTGAGCGTTCGTTTGAAGAGGAAACCAAGCTGTCTGGCTTCTCCGCCGCTCCGGTGAAGAACGAAGGCGCTGCGATTGCTTATGACAATGCGCAGGAAGCTTGGACCGCACGCTATACGCACGAGACCATTGCACTTGGGTTTTCGATCACTGAAGAAGCGATTGAAGATAACCTGTACGACAGCTTGTCTGCTCGTTACACCAAGGCACTTGCTCGCGCTATGGCTTACACCAAGCAGGTTAAAGCTGCTGCTGTGTTGAACAACGGTTGGAATTCGACCTACACCTATGGTGATGGTCAGACCCTGTTCTCGACGGCTCATCCTCTGGTGTCTGGCGGTACTAACAGCAACACGACCGCAACGGGCGTGGACTTGAACGAAACGTCGTTGGAAAACGCTGTGATTCAGATCGCAGCATGGACCGATGAACGTAGTTTGCTCATCGCTGCTAAGCCCCGTAAGTTGATTGTTCCCCCTGCTTTGATGTTCGTTGCAACCCGTCTGCTCGAAACCGAGTTGCGTGTTGGTACCAACGACAATGACATCAACGCGTTGAAGAACAACGGCTCGATCCCTGAAGGTTACACCGTTAACCACTTCTTGACCGACACGAACGCATGGTTCCTGACCACTGATGTTCCTAACGGTTTGAAGCATTTTGTACGGACACCGTTACAAAATTCAATGGATGGCGATTTCGACACCGGAAACGTTCGCTACAAAGCAAGAGAGCGTTATTCATTCGGAGTCTCGGATCCGTTAGGTATCTATGGCTCCCAAGGAGCCTAATAAAATCAAGTAGTTATCTTGATTTGGAAGAGCCGCCGCAAGGCGGCTTTTCTTTTTGGTTTATCCATGATATTATTCTCTGTATCGTAACTAAGGAGATAAAATGGATACCACAAACCTACCCAAAACCCGCCAAGAAGCTAAAGCAACAGGCGCTAAGTATTACTTCACGGGGGAACCCTGCAAGCACGGACATGTAGCCCCACGCAAAACCAAAGGTGCTTGTGTTGAGTGTTTAAAAGTTGAATGGGAGAAAGCCAATGTGACGAGGGCTGATTATTTCCGTGAGTACAACAAATCAGAGGCGGGGCAGCAAGCTAAGCGCAAGTATTACGAAGCTAACAAAGAAAATGTCATTGCGCGGGCACAGGCAAGACCAGATGACGATAAACGCCGATATAAAAAGACTCATAAAGTAAACAACCCTGATATGTATAAAGAAATGACTAGCCTGCGGCGGCGTAGATTCAGGGACGCCACACCTAAATGGCTAACGGACACTCATAAAATGGAGATTCGTCTTAAGTATCGTCTTGCTATTGAATTAAGTCGTACTACTGGGGAACGCTATGCAGTGGACCACATTATTCCTTTACACGGCGAAAGCGTGTGTGGCCTGCATGTACCTTGGAACCTTCAAGTTCTTACTCAAAAAGATAACTTAGCTAAATACAATCGACTTATTGACACCACTCCAACAAACTGATACAAACTAGTTATCTGGGAAACCAGCTTGCTAAACTGACCCAGCAGACGATGCACCGATTAGCAAGCGACTTGTGCATAAGGAATTATCATGGCAGTTTCAACGACCCAAGCCATTTGGCGTTCTGGCGGCGGCGATCAAACACGCACCGCTTATTGTGGTTCTGGCCTTATGGCAGCACAGTTTTATATTGCTGATGCCTCCCCTGCCACGGCTGGTACTAACGTAGCTATTTCTTCGACTAACACTAAACCGCTTATTCTCCCTGCCGGTGCCGTTATTGTTTCAATTTCGGTAACTGATGCAGGTGCAGGTACGTGCGATATTGGCGCAACTGGGTACACTTCTGGTACCGCAGATAACAACTTTTTTGCTTCAGCTTTAGACGTATCGGCTGTAGGAACCACGTCGATTGGTTCAGTTGTAACGGGTGCAGCACTGACAGAAATGTCTTATGTGACTGTGACAGACAACACTTCGGCTTCGGGAACTGTGGCCGGGGTTATTACTTATTACGTCACTGATCCTTACCTCGGTCAGCAAAACGTCTAATGAAGGAGCATCACCATGATGCAAACGGACGTAAAGGCTATATCGTTAGCCGCTTCTGGGGATATTAGTACGCTCCCAACCCGTGTTCGCGGGTTGGTTGTTGAGCCGGGTGGATCTGCTGGTAGTGTGATTATTAAGGATGGTGGCACGAGCGGTACGACACTATTCACAATCAACACAATCGCTGGCGGAGAAACTTTCAACGTCATCATCCCAGCAGAAGGTGTGCGCTGTTATACCAGTGCATATGCAACGCTATCTAACGCTAAAGTCACGGTGTTCTATGGCTAAGTCTCCTGCTTGGCAGCGTAAGGAAGGCAAGAACCCTAAAGGCGGACTGAACGCCAAGGGTCGTGCCTCTTACAATGCTGCAAATCCCGGCAAGCCTGGGTTGAAACCTCCACAACCCGAAGGTGGCTCACGTCGGGATTCTTTTTGCGCCCGGATGAAAGGGATGAAAAAGAAGCTGACAAGCGCCAAAACAGCCAACGATCCTAATAGCCGTATCAATAAAAGTTTGAGAGCATGGAAGTGCTAAATGGAAACGGGTACGCTAGTTTGGAATTTAATCACGTCGTTCTTTGTGGGTTTGGTGATGTTTATGTTGAAGCAGGCGTCTGATGAGCAAAAGCGGATTCAGATCTTGCTAAACCGTACGCGGGAGGAGATTGCCCGTGACCACATTACTCGCGCAGAAGTTCGTGCAGACCTTGAAAGAATCATGGAACGCTTTGATACAGGCTTTGAAAGGCTTGAAGCAAAGATTGATGCGCTTGCTAAAGGGAAACAGTAATGCCAGCAGTTAGCGCAAAGCAAGAGAAGTTCATGCAAGCAGTGGCGCACAGCCCAAAGTTTGCGAAAAAAGTAGGTGTCCCTCAATCCGTTGGTAAGGAATTTACGATGAAAAAGATGTCTTCTGGCGGCGTAGCCGCAAGCAAAATGGGTGCTGTTCGTACCGCTGCTCCTAGCAAAGATGGCGTTGCTATGAAGGGTAAAACCAAAGGCAAACAGATCAAGATGGCTGGCGGCGGCAAGATGCCTGCTATGAAAAAAGGCGGTTATATGAAGGGTGGGAGCTGCTGAGATGATGGCGTCTCGCGGCATGGGGGCAATAGCCCCCTCTAAAATGCCCACTGCCAAGCGTAAAGCAAGGCGGGATGATACTGATTTCGATCAGTATGCCGAAGGTGGCAAGGTAAACGCAGCGGGTAATTACACCAAACCTGAACTTCGTAAACGTATTGTCGCTCAGGTTAAGGCTGCTGCCACTCATGGCACAGGCGCAGGGCAATGGTCCGCGAGGAAAGCACAACTTGTAGCTAAGAAGTATAAAGCAGCAGGTGGGGGCTACCGAGATTGAAAGCCCCGCAGCAAAGCCTGAAGAATTGGGGAGACCAGAAATGGCGGACAAAAAGTGGTAAGCCGTCTAGCAAAACTGGCGAGCGATACCTCCCGGAAGCGGCAATTAAGTCGCTTTCACCTTCAGAATATGCTGCGACAACACGAGCAAAGCGAGCTGGAAAGAGTGCGGGTAAGCAGTTCGTTAAACAACCGGCAAAAATTGCCGCAAAGACTGCGAGATTTAGATGACCACTAGCGGTTCAACAGGTTTTACCCCAGAGTTCACGGAGATCGCTGAAGAGGCGTACGAACGTGCTGGGCGTGAGATGCGCTCTGGTTATGACTTGCGTACTGCGCGTAGGTCGATGAATTTGCTAACGATAGAGTGGGCGAATCGTGGCATCAATATGTGGACGATTGAGCAGGGTACGAAGAACCTTGTACAGGGCACTGCGACGTACACTCTTCCGAACGACACCATTGACTTGCTTGAACACGTTATAAGGACGGGTGCAGGTAATGCCTCAACGCAAGCTGACCTTACACTTACAAGGATTAGTGTCTCCACCTACGCCACAATCCCCAACAAGTTGGCTCAAGCAAGACCGATACAGATTTACATCCAGCGCAACTCTGGACAAACCTACCCAGCAACAAGCGCATACAGCCCCGGTGCGACAGCAAACCCCAGTTTCACTGTTTGGCCTGTCCCTGACCAAGGCACTGAAGCCTCGCCGTACTATCAAGTAGTGTATTGGCGTATGCGTCGTATTCAGGATGCTGGAGCTGGTATTCAAACGCCTGATATGACGTTTCGTTTTTATCCTTGTTTAATGGCAGGGTTGGCATATTACATCGCCCAAAAGATTCCCGAAGGTCAGGAGCGGTTGCAATTCCTTCGCGCTGAGTATGAGCAGCAGATGACTTATGCCACAGGCGAAGATCGTGAGAAAGCTGCGGTTCGTTTTGTTCCTCGACGGATGTATTTGGGGAACACTGGGAGCTTCTGATGCCTAATCAGTTTGCCTCTGGTAAATGGGCGATAGCGCAGTGTGATAGGTGTAACTTTCGCTTCAAGCTAAAACAGCTAAAAACCTTGGTCATTAAGACCAAAAACGTTAATATCTTGGTATGTCCCGAATGTTGGGAACCCGATCAACCGCAGTTACAGCTTGGGATGTATCCGGTCTATGATCCGCAAGCTATTCGTAATCCAAGACCTGATGCTCCATCTTATTATGTTCCGGCTCCCGGAGGTGATGGTGGGTCTCGTGTTATTGAGTGGGGCTTTAATCCTGTGGGAATGGCAAGAGGTTTTGATGCTGCGTTGACGCCAAATCACTTGGTGAGTTTCGCAGAAGTTGGTAGTGTCACAGTTTCTTAGGAGTCCATGATGGATAAGAAAGATCTAGCGCAAGATAAAAAGATGATTGCTGGTGCAGTGCACAAGCATGAGAAAGCCAAACACAAAGGTGCCCCACTGACCAAACTCAAGAAGGGCGGTCCTACGGGTATGGATATGCGGAAAATGGGCCGTAACTTGGCTCGTGCTGCTAACCAACGAGGCCGATAATGGCTAAGTACAGTATGAAAAAAGGCGGGAAAGAAGTTGGTCCCGCCTCAACCTACGCGGAGCCGCACACCATGAAGGGTAAAAAAACCCCGATAGAAGCCAATCCCGGAAGTGGTCCTGACCGTAGTTCTGTAGATACGGTGGATATGACGATTGGCAATAAAACCAAACGCGTCAACAACGAAGTAAAAACCTCTGGCATCAGGATGCGCGGTGCAGGCGCTGCGACTAAAGGTGTCATGAGCAGGGGACCGATGGCGTGAATTACAGTTCGCTTGTTACAGCAGTACAAGATTATGTGGAGAACGTTTTCTCCACGACTGACATTAATACCATTATTGCTCAGGCGGAGCAGCGCATCTATAACTCGGTGCAGTTGCCCAATCTTCGTAAAAATGTAACAGGCGCTACTGTAGCTAACAATAAATATTTATCGTGCCCCAACGATTTTCTCTCGCCTTATAGTATGGCGGTTGTTGACCCCACGACAAATGAATATTTGTACCTCCTTAATAAAGACGTGAACTTTATTCGTGAGGCGTACCCCAATCCTTCCTCAACGGGTAAGCCACGGCATTACGCTATTTTTGGCCCCACTGTTTCTAGCGGAACGATAACGAATGAGTTGTCGTTTATTTTGGGTCCAACCCCAGATCTTGGCTACGTTGTTGAGCTGCATTACTACTATTATCCTGAGTCCATCGTTACGGCTAACAATACGTGGTTAAGCGAAAACTTTGATTCCGCGTTGCTTTACGGAGCGATCCGCGAGGCTTACACTTTCTTAAAAGGTGAGCCGGATATGATTGCCGCCGTGGATAAAATGTATAACGAGGCAATGGCCCTGCTTAAACAGCTTGGTGATGCTAAGGACCGACAGGATGCTTATCGTTCTGGTCAGGTCCGGTATCCGGTGAAGTGATATGGCGATCATCCAAACAGCGTGCACAAGCTATAAAGCAGAACTTGCTCAGGGGTTACACAACTTCACGACAGGGACGGGCAATGTTTTCAAAATCGCTTTGTACCTCTCTTCTGCCACCCTCAATGCAGACACCACCGTTTATACAACAGCAGGTGAGGCGAGTGGAACCAATTACACCGCTGGCGGCATTGCACTTACAAACATCACACCAACGACAAGTGGAACCACCGCCTACTGGTCTTTTCAGAACGCTACTTTCTCAAGCGTCACTCTTACGTGCGCGGGAGCTTTAATCTACAATTCAACAAACGGTGATCGTGCAGTTTGTGTTTTGAACTTTGGAAGCACGATTACTAAAACAGCACAAGATTTAGTTATTACTTTCCCTCCGATGGGGGCAACAGAATCTGTTTTAAGGATTGCTTGATGGCACTTATTAATACAACTAAAGGTCTTGTAGACGATGCGCTTCTACAAAGAAAAGAAGGGCACGTAGATAATGACAACGAGTACACGACATGGGTCGAATATTGGTTAGATGATGAAGTGGTTCACCGTTCGGTTCATGTTCGTTTAAAGCAATCGCCGCCTTTATTTGCTGAAGCGGCAACTTTTGAATAGGGGTTTAAGATGG